CGCCGCGAACATGGAAGAAGCGGTGAGAGAATATCCAGATGCCCAAGTAATAACATTCGGACAAACAGCGAAACTGAACTTCAGCGATTACGGAGCGAAAACGGTGCACGAGTGCCAAGGAGGGACCTTCAATAACGTGATTCTTTACTTTGATATGCAGAGCAAGCCGCTCAAAGAAAAATCGAGCGAGCATTTGATAGTAGCAATGTCCCGGCACCGAGAGAAGCTGATAGTCATCGAACAACACAGGGATCATATGAAAGATTTGAAATTGAATTACCCTGACGCCTTCATCAACCACGAGGCGGTTTTCGGTTCCGATGCGACTTTGTACAATCCGACTGTCGAGCCTGAGAACGAACAAAAGCTAATGAGAGAGGTACCGGAGTGCAAAGCGGATGTCTTCGAGGTGGACCACACTGAAGCTGATATAATCCTGCAGGAAATACTCCCATCGGAGGTTGAGTGGTATATGCCCTGCGCAATACAGTTGGATTGTTACCCATCAGGCGGTGATTGGAAATTCGTTACCAACAGTGAAGTGGGCAGAGATTATGAAATGGCTTCTGTAACGCGGTGCTTCTCGATGATGCATCGCAGAGTAAAAAGCACGCATTCCCAAAGTACTGGGCAGGCATTAGACACCTTCATGGGAAGATACCGCAAGCCGGCGGTCCATTACAAACCGGACAACGCGCAAGTGAAGTTCGCGGCTAAGCATTTGGTGGATCAATGTCTGAAGAACTTCTTCAATGACGAGAAAGAATTCGAACTGGATGACCTTTTTAGGGCCGTTGACAAAGTCACAGCCAGAATGAATCATGGTGGGAAGCTTTCTCAGGTGGAATTGGTTCGTGATGTTTTTCCGCAGATAGAAGGTTTCATGAAGAAGCAGGAGAAGTACAAACCCAAGGAGAATGCAGCTTATGCGCCAAAAGCCGGTCAGGGCATCGCCGCGACGGACAAAACGTACAACAACGTCATGTTGGTCATAGCTGACCTGCTTACGAAGAGCGTCAAGCGGAATTTGAAGAAGAAAGTCACTCTACACGATGGCCAAGCGATCACGGAAACGCTGAAAGACGCCCCTTTGTATCTGAGACAAGGCTACAGGTACGGGGGTACTGACTTGTCTGAGCAGGATTCTAGCTTCCTTTTGATACATCATGAAATCAAGCAGCAGTTGATCGAAGCGCTCCTTATGAAATACGGAGAGAACTTTAAGCGCATGGCGAAGATGGAGAAAGAACGCTTCGCTCGGTGGGAGATCGTCGTCAGGGAAGTCATAAAAATGGCTGTTGAAAGTATGAACCAGTCTGGAGGACCTTTCACATTAATATCGAACAGCATGATGTCACTCTCAATTATATCGGAGATTGTTGACTTCACCGAACTGAAGAGACTTTGGTTCGTCGGAGACGATATATTGTTCATGGCCCAGAAGTTTAAATTCCTGGAGCACAAGATAAAGAGCATGAAAGAGAAATGGGGTCTCGAAGTGAAGCAGGAGAAGATGAATGTGCCGACCTTTTGCAAGTACCTGGTGACGGATGACGGTGTATATCCAGATGTCGTCCAATTGGCAGCCACAGCGTTGAGCCGTGACTTTAGAAATGAAGATGACCTCAAGCAATATCAGATCTCTCTGTTGGACAAACTTCGAGAAGTCGAGAACGAGTTGGATTGTTTGAATGCCTGCGGCGCTGCAGTTTTCGTTTACGATAATAAAGTTTCAGTGAACAAAATGAAAGCGCTTTTGGGTTTTGTCAGGAAGTTTTCAAGAATGGAATGGAGTCAGTTTGTTGCCGCTTCAGATGAGTTTAAGTTACATACGAAGATAGTGATAGCGAGTGAAGATTTGCGGCTGGGTTCAGAAAGACTGAACGGACTTGTTTGTTCCAGAAGAGAAATTGAAGATCCAACAGTAAAAAACATCCTAATACAGAAGAATGTCAGGAAACCTACACCACGGACTTCTAAGAAATCTCGACCGACTACAGAAGGCGGAGGAATTGCCACCGGATTCCGAAGCGATACTGCGACAGACGGTGACGATAGTGACGGCTTCGTTGCGCAAGCTTTTGAAGGATTTGCCATTGTCGGAAGTGAGATCATCCCGGACGCCCCGACAGAAATTGCAAGACATGATTGGTCA